AAGATTGCCGACTGGAAATATATCGAGGAGGAAGGCCGGAAAATTATGGTAAAGCCAATCCTCGAGGTCCACGTAGCCGGCGCCGAAATGATTCTGGACAGCGCGATCCGAAAGCAGCGCGGAGATCCTATCGGAGATCACGCCGTCTATTGGACCGACGAACACGCAGCCGAGCTCGTGACTGCCGTCAGCGCAGGAACGAAGCAATATATCCGCGCTTTGATAGCAAACGGAATCCGGGAGGGACAAAGCCTCCAGCAAATAGCCCCGGATATCCGAAATTATATCGGATTGAACGAACGGCAGGGAAATGCTCTGATGAAGCTCCAGCAAAAAGTATTCCTGCAGGGATTGCCCCCAAAAGAGCAGCAAAGAATCATCGATGCCTACAAAGCCAAAGCCCTCCGATATCGCTCCATGATGATCGCCAGGACAGAAACCGCCTTCGCACTCAGCGAGGGGACGCTCAATGCCTACGAAGAAATGGGAATCCAATGGGTTGAATGGAACGCGGACCCGATGGCCTGCCCGATATGCGAGGGCTGGAACGGGACCGTACACAAACTCGAGGAAGCCCACCTCCTAATCCCGGCCCACCCGAATTGCGAATGCGTCTGGATTATGAGTTTAAAAGGACCAGGAAAGAAAGAGCCCGCCAGGAGAACTCCAGGAGCAAGGCCAATCGACCAACGCGAAAATTTCCATGCCGGAGTGACCAGCGACGAATTGGTTATAATCGAGAAATGGACGGGAAGCCGATACGAAGACTACCGCCGATATCTGATGGCCAGCCCCGCAGAAAGAGCCGACCTAGAAGCAGCGCTTGGTCCCTGGATAAAAAAAGAATCCAAGATGATGGAAAATTTATTCAAAAAATATAAAGACGGGGTCAAAGATAAAACACTTTTCCGGGGCCTCGAGGACGTCGACCAAAAGGCATACGACGCGCTAAAAGGTTTGGCCGAGGGGGAAACCATCCAGGTCGACAAAGCCGTTATGAGTTGGTCCACAGATGCATCGGTCGCCCGGGGATTTGCAATGGGCAACAACAATGTGATGTTCGAATTAAGGGCCGGCCGGACGGCAACCCAGGAGCTCGATATTTGGAAATACTCCATGCAGGGCCCGGCTGAATTTGAGGTCATCGTGAACACGAAAAATTTCAAAGTTGTAAGCGTAAAAGAATTCACAGAAGAAGATTTTTTGCACGTAATTCTTGAGGAAGTGGGGAAATGAATCAACGAGAACGAGAAAGCCTGGCAAGGATGCTATCCAGGGCGAAGGATTGGAAGATGGCCCGGCTGGAAAAAAAAGAGGCCGAGGAAATGAAAAAAGCGGAGGAAAAAAATGAGTTGGAAAATAAAAAGAGGTAACACATCGGTCCAGGAGATCCCGATATACACGAAGGACGGGGAGCTCTGCGACGGCCAAAGCGGACGGCCGGACCTATCCACCGCAGAAGAAATACGATTCCAAGTCAGGGAATCCCCGAATTCGGCCGAGATCATAATCGAGAAGGGCCTGGCCTCCGGGGTTGGCGGGATCAGCCGAAATGACCCGGACCCTGGATATGTGACAATCACAATCGACCCGGCCGACACAACCGCGAGCGGGGTCGAAACAGGGCTATATGTTATGGGCCTGCAGATCCGCTGGAGCGCGACCGTAATCTACGAGGTAATCTTAAAAATCGATGGGGAAGAAACCACAGAATTCGAAATCGAAGCCGACATCGTCAGGACATGAAGGAAATAATTGCCGATGAAAAATGCCCAGCCTGCAAATCCGCTTTATTTCGCCGGCCAGCCTGCTGCGCCATGCGACGGAAAGGATGGAAAACCGAACTCCGCTGCGTCAATTCACGATGCGGATACCGGAGAGGGGAGAGAAAAAAATGAGAATTGAAGAAATCACAAAACAAGACTTTGGGAAAAAAATCCGAGGATATCACAAAAAAGAGCTCTACAACCTACGCCTCCGATGTATCCAAATTTACAAAAAGCACTTCCAGGATAATTTTAAAAGCAGCAGCGAGGACGGAATCGACCGCTCCGATTTGATGGAGAAATACCGGATCCTCATCCACGAACTCCGGCGCCGGGGCCTCGGCTACTCGACCGTAACCAAGCTCGACCGGGCCATTTTTAAAAAGGCCATGACCGGCCTGGCCGTAGAAAATTTGGGCGAAATTGTTTTGTCTGAAAATTTTATGGCGATATCCGGCGCCTTTTTGAAGAACCCGAAGGAGTCAGAGCAAGTCGAAGTGGTGGTCAAAACGGGAAAGGAAAATTTACCCGAAAAAGTTTTGTCAGATATGTCGGCGCTAATCAAATCCGAAACCGGAAAAGACCCCGCATTCACTTTTAATGAGGAGGGCCCACAGGACATCCACATCCCCATTTATGACTTGGTCCTACGGAACCGGGGAGAAACAAAACGCCTGCAGGCCGAAAAACAGAGCCCGCCTTTACGCGAAGATGTCGAAAAACCCGAGGTCACAGAAACCCAGGTCCGAATCCCGGTAGGGGCCGAATGCGACGTAACGGCAACCCTCACGATCGACGCCGACAAAGGGATCAAGGCCCTTTATTGCGGAGGGGAAAAGCGGATCCGCACATATCTATTCGACAAAGACAAATGGACGATGGAAACGGCCCGGGCCTGGATAAAAGACCACCGCTCAAAAACTGAAAAAGATTTTTCTGAAATGTCTGAAACCGAAATTCTGGAAAAAACTGAAACCGATGCACAGCGCAAACGGCGGGAAGCCTGGACGAAGGAAACCCTGGCGATCCAGGCGAGCGGGAAAAAAGCCAAATTCCCGCACAAATTTGTGCCGGCCAAATTCCCCTGGCCAAGCGGACAAAAGCGATGCCTGGTCTGTGGACACCCGCCCCCAACCGATGGGCCCAATTGCAAAAAAGATTCGACCAACGCCGATCGGCTATTCGCGGGCCCGCCTCCAGCAAAGAAATCCTTTGAATTCAAAATCGTGAAGATCGACAAGGCCGAGCAAATCGTAGGGGGGATTATCTATGCCCCGCAGGAAGTCGACTCCCAGGGCGATTATACCGACGAGAAAGAGATCCAAAAAGCCATGTATAAATTTATGGAAAAGTACGCGAAGGACAGCAAGCGGATCAAGATCCAGCACCAGGGCAGAAATTATCACTTTCCGATCCTGGAGGTTTTCCAGCCCGAGGAGGATACGAAGAAAGGGGACCAGACCGTCAAGAAAGGCGCCTGGTGGTTAATGCTAAAAGTCCCGAACAAAACGATATGGAATCTCGTGGAGAAGGGCCGGCTGACAGGATTCAGCCTCGGCGGAACCGCTGTCCAGGGGAAACCCGAGGATCCAGAAAAAAAATAAATCCCCCCGAGAAATCGACCCCCTGAGAAGCCCGTAGACGAACGAACGGGACCCCCCGAATGGTCTAGCAAGGGCGAATATCAGGGGGGAATACAAAAAATGCAAAAAGGCATGCAGCAGCCCGAATGGGCCCAAATGGAATACGAGTGCATGAGCCCGAATGTAAAAAGCCGGCGAAAAATTTCAGGAATGTGCGGATGGAATGCGGGCCGTCGCCGGATTGTAACGATTTGATTTTTTGGGATGAAAAAACGTCCAGAGCGATGCGAGGAATGTGCGGATGGAATGCGAGGAATGCAAAAAGGCATGTCGCGGACCGAATGGAGCCAAATGGAATATTGATGCAAAAACACGAATATAAAAATGGCGACAAAAATTTGAGGAATGTGCGATTGGAATGCAAACCGGCCGACGAATGTAAAATGGAATGCGAAAAATGCAAAATGGGATACAGCCGGCCAAATGGAAAAAAATGGAATGTTAGTGCAGGACCGCGAATGTAAAAAAAATATAAAAAGCGGGAAGGAATGCGATTGGAATGCGCTGAGGATGCAGGCCCTGAAATGGAATGCGCTGGAATGTGCTGGAATGCGGATCCCAGGCGGAATGCAAAAAAAACCTTGACAAAATATTAATCGGCCCGTTATTTTAAAGACATGAAATGAGATTTGGGGTTTGAGGACTGACGGTCGATGCCCCGGCAATGCCACGCGCAGACGCTCAAGACCACAGATGCTATCCGATGGTTTTGAGTCGCCCACCAAAAAGGGGATTCAATAAAATTTTCAGAAGGAGCAAACGATGGCTCGAAAACTGAAAGATATCGAGGTCGACGAGATATCCCTCGTGGATGCTGCTGCGACCCGAAAAAAATTTTTCATAAAAAAACAAAAGGAGAGAAAATCTATGGAAAAATTGATAGACTTGCTCAAAGCATTTTTTGGTGAAGATTTCACCGACGAGGACATTGCAAAGGCAAAGGATATCCCGGAGGAGGTCCAGAAGGGATTCCATGACGCCCTGAATATTCTCAACGAATACAAAGGGGACTTCCCCCAGGACATCCTTGGCGCGATTACCGTCGTGACGAAACAGGCAGCCACAGGCCAAGTGGAAAAGGAAGTGGAAAAAGAGATCGACTTTTTGGCCGAGTTGATCGACACAGAAAAAGCCGGGGCAAAACTCAGTAAAGCGACCCTCGAACAGTTGAAAAAGATCCAGTCGATCATCGAGGGAATGATCGGGACCAAAGAGAAAAGCCTGAAAAAAGAGGGAGATGAAAAGCTCTCCGCAGAAACCGTAGCCAGGCTTGAAAAGTTGGACAGAATGGAAAAAGAGGAAGCCGAAAGAAAAGAGAAAGAGAAATCCGATAAGGAACAAAAGCTCCAGCAGGAAATCGAAGACCTGAAAAAACAGGTCAAGGATCTAGCGAAAACCAAGGGGACCAAAAAATCCCTGAAGGACGAGCCCGAGGAAGACGAGAAGAAAAAGAGCAAGGAAGACGAAGATACCCCGTCCTGGCCCACATTCACCCGCAAAAAAGAGGAAGACGAAGATTAAAATTTTTTAATATTCCCGGTTTTTGATTTTAGGGAATATTGGAGGAAAAAACAGTGAAATCAACCAAATCAATATTGCGAAAAATGGGATTGAATAAATCCTACAATCTGGTCTCGATGCCCTCCGTCGGCCTGACCGAGGAGGAAGCCGACCGATTCATCACCTACATATTCGATCAATCCGTCCTGAAGAAATTCGCCCGGATCGTCCGAATGAACCGCCCGCAGCAAAACATCCGCGCAATGGGATTCGGCTCCGGCCAATTCCTCTATCCTGAAGGGCAGTTTTCGAGCTCGGTATACAAAAAGCAATGGGCAGAGAACAAAATCCAACTCAGCGTGAAAAAAGCCCGGGGAGCCATAGTCGTTTACGACGATGACATCGAGGACATC